TGGCAAGGTAAATCTGTGAACAAATTGTTAACATTTCCCCAATTTGTTCATATTTCGTTCATAATTGCAAAACTGGCATGAATCTTGCTAGGTAAAATGTCTGACAATATCACACAAAGTCTGTCACTTGTCCTATTGACATATTAGTTCATTTGGACTATAATAAAGGCTCAAAAACAAATGAATCAAGCACAGCCGATAGGCAGGAGGGTGAAATGATGAGCGAAGCAAGAAATCAATACTATAAGGAAGAGGTTATGAACCTTAAACAACTCACTCGTGATCTTGAGAAGCAAGGCTATACTTGCGAATTATCCGAAAATGGTGATTATTTATGTGTGTACTACGTTTGTTACTTAGACTATGTTGAAATATCCTTGACAAAGTCTAAATACTGGCGTGCAGCTTATTATCACTTATTTAAAGATCCGGAAATATATCATCTATCTACAAACTGGGGAGTAATAAAGTTGCTCAGAAACCTTTTGATAGATGCATAAAAATAGCCCAGCGGTTGCTGGGCTATCATATTTTATATTTACATGGTAATTGATCCTCTGTGAATCTGTACCTGTGTAACCTCTGTTAATGTCCGGTAGTAGTGCTTGTCATCAGAAATATCATACAAACTCAAATAGATATGTCGACCTCGGAAGTTAATCTGTGCAGGAATGTGAAAAAAGTCACTGCCGGACTTAACGATCACAGTGGTTGGGTAGCATGTATAGCCGTTATGATCTCCGATAAAGGAAGTCGAATAGATGCGCCCCAAACGGTACTCAGTGCCATCACAGACAAGGGTTCCGCTGTTTGGTATGCAAACATAGTTACCCCAGATTAATGTACTCGTGTTCTCATTATATGAACTTACAAAAGCCCAGCTTGATCCCAGAGTAGGTGCAAAGTCACCTGCTTCAAAATTTGCACTAACTTCATAAAATGATGGGCTACACGCTCCTGTTTCTATAGCCGTAGAAAGATAGGTAGCAAGACGTTCCTGTCCGGTACTGTTTGGATGGAATCCATCAGAACCCAGAAAGCCATCAGCATGTAAAATATAATCTGAGCCTGCCAGATACCGCCAATTTTTCCGCTGTGTGTTATAAACAGACTTTGCAATCTTTAATCTGTTTTGCACGTTTGGATCATCCGTCCGGTCAACTGACCATGCTACCATAGCGGCAAACACTTTTGCATTTGGGAATCTGACCTCAGCGGCACCCATAAAAGCATTGATTCCATTTTCAATCTCTGAATAGGTTCCGAACTCATTAAACCCTCCAACTACAAGGATCTGTTTCACGTCATCAGAAGCCGGCACAGCATTTAAAAGCATAAGAAATGAATTAGCAGCCGTTGAGAAAGATGCCCCACCATTTGCAGAGATTGTCACGTTCTCAAGATTTGTATACTTGATAAAGTTTGTAGTCCAAGGTGTTAGGTTACCATCTGGACTATAACCAACCGTGTAGCTGTCTCCGATGATGATGGTTTTTCCGGAGTGGTCAAAAAGCCCGTCCCTTTTCTGTAACTTTGTGATCTCAGCTGTATTCGTTCCAACCTGTTCTTTTAATGGGTCAATCTGTTCAGTGATGACTTTTGTAGTAGCTTCATTTACTACTTTTCCGATCTCTCCATCATCAAGTGATTTTTGAATAGCATCATCAATCATGGTCTGTGCTGTGTCTTTTATATGCGTCCATTCTTCATGATCTTCGTCTGCCTGTTTGCCAACTTTAAGCAACCAGTCTAAATTCATATCTTGCGATCCGCTGTGTGGATATCTGAAAAACATAATTTATTCCTCCTTAATAAGTTAATAAAAGCAAATCCTGTGCAAAAAGTCCAGTGCAATAATCAATAAAGCTTTGTTTCCGTAACTCAAGTTCTGACTGGATCATTTGCTGAGACGTAGTCACTCCAATATTGCCATGAATACGTCCGGAATGCTTATTCTGTCCTGTTTCTCTGCTTGTTTCTCCTTTTCCGTATTCAAACGTGTTTTTGTTTTCTCCGGAACTTTGTACCTTTGTGCTTCCTCCGTATTCCGTCGTTGTTTTTTCGTTTGGGCTGTAATTTGCATCATTAAAAGCACTAACTTCATTGGTAGCTGTATCTGCCCCAGAGTTAGTAGTAGTGGTTCCCTGTCCTGCTTCTGCTCTATTTACATCTTGGCCAGAACTCTGATTTGTTCGTGTCATATCCGGGCTATCTGTCCATTCTTCATGACGATCATAGTTTTCAATTGGTTCATAATTAGTTAATTCTAACAGATTATAAACCTTGTCAATGGTATTTTTCCATTTCTTGCTCCATGCAGGAATAGCACTCTCATACATAAAATCCCAGTCCGGGTATAATGGCTCACAATCCCCATAGGACAAAAGCAAACTGTCGATAAAATTCTGCCTGTCTGCTGATTCTGGGAATTTCATCTTGTCAAAGAGAGTGCTGTTCCATTCATAAAGACCTGCTATTGTAATCTTATAAAGACCCATAAGTTTTCACCTCCGCAGTCTCATAGCTTCTGATCTTGATTGATAAGTTCATCTCTGGATAAAGCCTATTTGTCATGTCAACTCCTACTTGCATTGTTTCAAGCCAAGTAGTGAGCCGTGTCACGGATTCTGCATCATTTTTGCTTGTCTCAAGCACATTCAGTCGTTCTTTTTTATCAGATCCGACAGATGGAATTCCTACTTCTGTGTCGAACTGATCCAGAAGTTTCTCAAATACCTCAATCAGTTCCGGTGCAATGAAGTTTTGCTTCAGATCTTTGTTGAAACTTTCCCAGGCATCCTGTTTGGCTCCTTGTCTGTCCTCACTTTTTATTGATACATCAAAAGCTTCAACCGGATTACCGGATTGAATACTGTCATAGATTTTTTTCAAGGTCTGAGCCGCAGCTTTATTTTTAGCAGCTATCAGAAATGCAAGCTTTGAGTTGAAAACATTCATATCAAAAGCACTTGCAACCAGTGCCAGCTTATAGCTGTAAAAACCGATGATATCCCCAATGCCGCAGAAAGTTGGTCTAAGATAGATAACGGAACAGTCTTTTCCGATCTCCATGTCCTCCATGTCAATAACGGCATTGCTTGCATACGTGTGTATAGTAGCTGTGGTTGGTTTGAAATAAATATTGTAGCCTGTCAGCATTGGATACTGTGCAATCAGTCCATAAAGGTCTGTCTTTGTGATGCAAATATACCCCCCGAAAAGCAAGCAATATTTGAAATAATCAATGTCAATAGTTCCATTATAGGTAATGTCCAAAATAGAACAAACACGCTCATAAAGCATCCGATCGAAAGTATCTGTATATATACTGTCGACTTTAATTCCGGATGGCTGGAAGTAATTTGTGCAAATGTTGATTTTATCAAAATTAACCGGTGTCCACATGTTTATCTCCTCTCTATTCAAAGTAAAATCCGTTGTTTAAGTAGTCATTCACCTGCTCTTGATCTCCCTCAAATCCTGCAATCTGGATAGATGCGTTCCGACACTTTACAAAGCCAGTCAGTCCAGATATAGAGCGTACAGTGCCATCTACAAAACCCTCACTTGCTCCATCTGGATCTATGCTTGTGCAGGCATAGCAGATGCTGTTTGCTTCCATGTTGTTCAAAATGGAACTGATATTTCCAATAGTTCCAACCATGTTAGGCTCCGGAGAGGTTACGCTCTGGAATGCCCCCAACGTATTTGTGATAGCCCCTATTGGGTTACCGGAAGCAAGGCTTGTTCCTACGTCTATCAAGCTGGTAGTAAGCTGACCAATGTTTGCCGTAGCATATCCAATTTGAACCGGAACGGCAAGCTGACATTGAAAATGTGCATATTCATCAGATCCGGAAGTTACCCAAACGTCTGCCATGCCGGAGACAGCATCAAAGTTATAAGTAGCTTTTAACTGCCCCTTATGGGTCTTTGCTGGATTGATAGGAATAACCCCTAAAAACGGAAGCTTTACGCTATACTTTGAAAAAGATGCATTGTAAAATCTAAAATCTGTATTAGCATATAAGGGATTACCAAGGCTTAAATCATAGGAAAAAGTACAAGATGCGTCATTTATCAGATAGGCATTTGCATTGCTGTCCCAGTAGCCAAGCTTTACGGTATCTAATATATTTAAAAACTTATCAACTCTAAAAGGTAACCATTTTAAATCAAGAATATACTGAAATGGATTAAAAAGTAAACGTGTCAATGCTGTTTCCATCACGTCCGGAATGGATCCATACGTATACATAAATGAGCATAACTCTTTTAACTGCTCACCTCTTATATAGTAAGTGTTTACTCCCTCAACTGATACAGTTCTCAATAAATAGTTTGGAGCGTACCCATTCACAAACATATTTATTGGCTGTCCAACTATCGTGGATTGAGTTACCCAGTCATTTGTTGGGATGTACATGCTGTCATTAGCAAGCGTAGTCTGCTTACTGGATCGTTCAATAAAGCATGTATAGTTGCTGATCTCTGTCCGGTAGGTAGCTAGCATGTCCTCACTTGCTGAGATCTCAACCATGTCGTTATTCAGTGAAACGGTTGAATTAATAAAATAGTAATGGTCAGCCCACTTTAAATAGTTAAATTGCAACGCACTATCCAGTGCTAGCTTTAACTTAAATACTGGATTTTGAAAAGTGGTATTTGATTTTAAAAGACAGGACACAGTAGTGCCCTGTCCCGTTGGTCTTTTGGTGCTGTTTTTTCTTTTGGAAAAATGGTATAAGATAATCTCTGTCATGATAAGTAAACCTCACCTTTTGCTGTGATTGCACAGATCCAACCGGATGGAATCCGTACCCACGTTGATCCGGCATCATCCTTTTTGACATCCTTTACCGTGACTGTGGTTCCTTTTTTCAGACAACCGTCAGAATAAGCATGTTTCATTCCGTCAGCTGTCAGCTGTGCATATCCTTTGATCTGTCCCCATACACTATAGCGTACATGTAAGTGGTCAACTTTTGTGCTGTATGTTTTGCCAATCGAATATGTTAATGCTTCATTGTATTCTGTCCATACCCTGCGGATGCAGGATAAGTCAGATCTACGACTTACAAGGCTTTTTACAACTCCAATACCGGGATTGGAAGCTGTGTTTTTTCGTCCTCCACGGCTTTCGATCATATACCCGTTTCCAACATAAATAGCACAATGAGTGACCGGTCTACCAAAAAAGAGAAAATCACCCGGTTTTTTCTGCCCAATTCCAATCTTTGTTCCAAGCTCGGAATATCCGGAAGCAGTCATATCTCTCACGTCTGATCCTGCTTTCTTCTGGATATAGTAAAGCAATCCGGAACAGTCAAGTCCCTGTGCTGGTGTGTTACCACCCCACACATAAGGAGTACCAATTAAATTAGTAGCATATGTTACAAGTTCATTTGCCGTCATATAGCACCTACTTTCCAATCTGTTCGATTAACGTGTTCATTTTTTCCAGAGCAATCGTGTTATTTTTGATCACCTCGGAAAGTGTATCAACTTCATTCTTGTGATCTTCGTTTAGTTTATCAACTCGTGCGTTGGTCTGATCATACATATATTTTACAAAGTATGCCATAGCGATGCAACAAACGATAGGGAATGCATAGTTTCCCAAAACTGTTAAAATTGTGTCTATCATGCTGTATGTACCTCAAAATAATTTGTGCTAATAGGTGATTCTGGAACCGTATCGATTAACACTTTTACATATGTATCATCTTTTGTATTATTTACAAGCTTAAAATGTGATGCATCTGGGAATCCATAATATGATTCAAATTTTAACTCATATAATGCATTGTATAAACTTGTAGTTATAAGTGGAATAGCATCATAATATAAGACTATCCCCGTAGCAGCTACATTCATTAATACTCTTCGTACACCAATAGAAATAAAAGGTAGTGATACTACGATAGAGCCTCCTGCAGGTACTTTTATGTTTGCCACTAACATGTTATACACCCTCCCCAAGTACGTAAAGGATTGCATTGTGTGTGAAGTTATTCCATGCATTGAACCGGTAGTGATCGAAGATATTGTAGTAACCACCTGCTGCATTGAACGGAGTAGCTGCCGAATACATCCACTGATTGTTCACTCCCATTGCTCTACGATCATATAAAAGACCAAGTACATATGGCAGATTTACCGCTGTCGTAGCTGTTTTGGAAACGCCGCTCGCATCAATGATGTTTGGCTTAATGTTGATGGCTGGGCTGTCAAACTCCTGCCAGCCGTTTACAAGTTCTTTGTCGGCAATCTTTAACTGTTCATCATTAAAGACTGTCGGAAATACCTGTGTTTCAGAATCAATCCAGAAGTCTGTATACATAAGCAGTTTCTGGTTCTCCGGACGTGTAAAGCGCAGGATATCTTTTCCGGTCAGATTCATGTGATACTTTGTCGTACGATCCTGCATCTTTTTGGAATCTTTCTTGATTCTTGCAACTACAAAAGCCATGAAATCTCTGTGGTGCTCTGGGCTTAAAAGCTGCTTTCTTGTCAGTTCTGTACCATAGGCTGTGTTATACTCCTTTACCAGATCAACCTCATTTGTTCCAAGAGAGGAAATGCCTGCCATAAAGTTGAGCACCGTCAGTCTGCGTTTTGCTTCATTTCTGGATTCAATATCATTGTAGTAAGCTGTCATATAGGAACTTACAAACATAAGAAACTCTGCTTCATTGGAGAAAGCTAAAGCTAACTGGTCACGAAACCGTGTAATATGTGACTGTAACACTTTACTTCCGTAGAATTTCAACTCTACTACTTTTGGAGCGTTGATCTTATACATGTCAACCGACTGACCATCTGCAAGCTGATCTTCATTCAAATCCGTGTTCCAATCCTGTGACGCTTCTGCATCCAGTGGAAGTGAAATGATCTCACGTGTGATAGCTCCCCAGCGTTCATTATTCTCAATGATTGAGCGGAATACACCGGATCTGTATTTTTCCATTTCAAAGTATGTTCTTCCACACCACTGACTTAATGCTTTTAAAGTTGGTTCTACGCCTGTCCGCAGCATTGTTTCACCAACAGACACAAAGGAACTTGTGTCCACTGCTTTGATGTTTTCACGTCCAGTAGCCATCTTGTATAAATCATTGATGATTAAATAGGCATCCTGGACTACTAAACTGTTTGCCATTTATTTACCCTCCTTAATTCATGAGTTTCATAAGGTCTTCTGCTACGTTGTCAGAAGTGCGCTGTGTTGTTCCGGTTTTCCCGGATGCTGACAGGTTGCCAGCCTGAAGCGTAGCAGTCAAAGTATTGATCGCTGTCATAAGAGCTGCACTGGTTGCATCCTGTCCCAGAGTAACCTGTCCCGGAGTAACCTGTCCCGGAGTGACCTGTCCCGGAGTGACCTGTCCCGGAGTAACCTGTCCCGGAGTAACCTGTCCCGGAGTGACCTGTCCCGGAGTAACCTGTCCCAGAGTTGGAATCTGCCCCATTCCGGACATGTACTGTGCATTCATAATGCCCACGATCTCATTTTTTGAAAATCCAAGTTTTCCAAGTTCTAAAATTTCATTTACATTCATTTTCTTTTCTCCTTTTCTGCCGGAAGTAAAATTAAAATAGGTCAACGCTTCCGGGTAATCACCCCATGGCATCCGCTTCCGGCGGTCGATGTAGCCACGTTGACCTAATTAAAATATAAGTCTATTTGAATAATTTGTCAATATAGAATTTTACTGAAATATTTTGATAACTGATTCTATTTGTCAGACGATAACTGTCAATCCAGCTGTAAAAGCATCTGAATTGGTCTTTTCCATGCTGGCTATCTTCAAATACGTCTTTACAAGACCCAGAGATGTGATCTGACACATACAAATGGGCTTTTGATTTATGCTCATAAATTGCTACTTTTCCAATCACACAAATAAGCTTGTATTGGCGTATATCCTCTGATTTGATAGCCGACACATCATCATATGCAAACTCATTTGATAGTGCCATCTTTGCAAAGTCTGTGTCACCAGATAAAGCACGATACAATGCGGTATCTTTCTTCTTTTCAGAAATCGGTGAATCATTGATTAAAACTAAAATGATTCCTCTCTCTTTTAGCAATGAAAACTCCTGCTTGTTCTTTTTCATTCGTTCCATTATTGGAAGCAAACCAAAAGCTTGTACAATCGGATTATCCAGCGTATTAGAGTTGGAAGCCAACCACCAGCGGAACGGTTTCTTTCCTTGCAATTCCCTATTTGCTGAGATTGTTTCAACAGCATTCAAAAAGGCATCATCTTCCCCACTGATTGCCTTAGCAATCTTCTCCGGGATAAATTCATCATAAATACCCTCTGAAAAATCAGACCCAGAGAAACCTCTATTATTATGCATTGATGTGAGACAAAAAGCCTCACCTCTATAAACCTCCTCTTCCTCTGTCTGCTCCACAATCTTAATACGACCGTATTCACCTCTGGGTTTTTCAAAATGGAAAAATTTATTCATATCTTTGTTGATGTCAAGCCATGGATCAAACTCCGGAAGAAACACTTTTGCCAGCTGTTCTTTTGTCCGGCGCATATAAATGATTTTCTCATTTTTTGAAAAAACATCATTGATAAAGTGCTGAAATATTCCATATGTTTTTCCGGTTCGTCTTGCTCCAATGATAAAGATAAAGTAAATTTTATTTTTATCGGCAAGCTGGACAATCCTTGGAACGTCCAGCCAGCCATTTTTATCATAGATATTCATTATCTAAATTCACCACCGGAGGATGCAGGCTGTGAAGTCTGGTTGCATTCATTGTATTTTTTGATGCAGGCATCCTGCAAAAGTTTTAACCACTCTTTATCCAGAGAGTAAACGGAATTGTAATAGTTTCCGTCTTTTCCTTTTGTACTTGGGAATGACAGGAAAAGCCCGTCTTTCCCCTCAACCAGTGTGAGTCCTTTAATTACAAGTGTGTCATCAAGTTCAAGATCAATAAAAGCTTTTGTTTTTGAGTTACCATTATAAGGTTTGCAAGTGATTTTTACGTTTGATTTTAACATGATTTTTTTTTTTTTTCTCCTTTTATTTACATAATCTTCTTGGTGGTTCAACCAGTTTCCAATTTGATGGTGCTGTCTCTTTTATAAAAATACAGCAATCATCACTATCAATGAGTGGGCAATAATCTCTTATAGTACGTAATGCATCATATAATTCATAAATTCCCGTCATCTTTGCACCTACTTTACATCAATTCTAATGATTTCCCCCACCTTATAAGCTACAACAGTGATTTCTTCATTCTCATACTTTACTTTTCTCAGACTGCTTGTTCGCAACATTTCATAGATTTCAGACAAATCAATAATTTTTTCCTCACCTCCTTAATCACCTAACAGTATCCAGACTTGACAGCTTGCAAACATGCAAGCAAAAGTTATGCATGTCCAAAACAATGTACTCAAATCTTCTTTGTTTTCTCTCCAGAATTTTTTCATAGGTTACACCTCCTTTATACAGTTTAACTTATTTATGTTACAAAACTATTACAATTTTATAACAATTCTATTCATATATAGTATCTTCCATTTCAAACAGCAACGGCAATCCTGTTTCTTTATCATACGGAATCGTATGATCCAATTCATACTCTGTATCGGTCAACCGGATAGCGCAGCCATACTCAATCCTGCATCCGTCAATGGTCAGTTCATTGATTCCATCATTAAATAGGTACTCTGTTTTCATTTTCCAATGGGGATCCTGCCAATCATGCGCCCTGCGGTAGTTCCTGCGGAATGTAAGATCATTTTTGAAAATAAATCCTTTTCGAAAGTTGGTAATATCATTATCAAGGCAATAGATTCCCTCTTTTGGGACTCCTGCTACCGTCAGATGCAAAGACGCATCTTTTTTCAACCGGTAGCAATAACGCTTACTCCCCATCGTTATAAACTCACTGTAGATTCCGTCAAATTCAGCGATACCCAGACGGAATGTTTTGCCCTTATACTCAACTACTCCGATGTTTCTTTTTTGTGACATTTCAACGATGGAGTGATTAAATGCATCCAGTTTATCATGATCCCAGTCTGTGCCTTTAACAGAGTCCGTATCAGAGTATAGCCACCTCCGGCAGCAGGCTCCCAACCGGAATAGATATGCCTGTGCATAAGCTGTAATAAATACTCCCCACTGGTAGGGCATGAAGCTGTTTTTATTTTTATAGAACTTTTCAAGTTCTTTTTCCCTGTCCTCTGGCTCTTTTGCTTCCCACTCTCCGGATTCCATCAACTCAGTACAAATAATCTGTATGATCCGCTGTACAGTCATTCCATACATTCCGTTAAGTTCCCCCTTTGAGATCATATAGTTCGCTTCATCCAAGCCTTTAAGGGTACATTTTTTAAAAAACAATTCCATTAAATAGCCTGTGAACCACTCTGGCAAGTAGTCCTTTGTTGCTCTCATGACTTTTGAGACATCAGCCCATTCATAGTCATAACTTGACAGGATGACTTCTAAATCCGGATCAGTAAATGGATATATGACAAGATCAGCATTTACAATCTTTCCATTGTCTAGGTTATTGTGAAATTGCTCCTTTTTGCTTTTTGCTTCCGGAAACACACAAACTTTTGCTTTTGAAAAAGCAAGAGGGGGCATAGGACACTCTTTTTTCAGTCTCAGATTCTTTAATCTTATATAGCCGGAAAAAGCATACTCTTCTTTCAAGTCCATAATGTCTTTTAATGTTATACTATTTGTATAACAAAAGTTCGTCATTGGAAACTTGCAATAGCACATCCAAGCAATGTATGAGCTTGCAAAATCGTAGCATTCGACAGGTTCTTTTATCAATTGATTAACATAGTATCTGTTTGCATGCGTATATCCCCCATGATAGCAGTCAAGCATTTGGTCATACTGTTCAAGTGTTAATGCCATTTGCTCAAATTGCTTTCGCCATTTCTTGTCTTTTCTTGATCTTCTGCGGGCATTAGTCCGGATAAAGCCTGTGTTTGTCAGTGGACAATTCGCCACGTTAAATCCTCTCTGATCTATGTATTTGCGTAGGGCTTTGCATAAGCTTATCGTATCCGTACAGACATATGCTATTTCTTTTGCCGTACGTGGGCTTGCTGGCGTTCGAAACTTCTTATAGTCCCATGTTCCGACAGCTTTCTCAGTGGTGCCCATATCTTTACAAAGCTTTTCTAATGATCTCTGTGTCAAGATAAGACTGTCCCGGAACTCAATACCCTGCCCTGTCCATTTCATAAAAATATACTTATGACTTTTAGAGGCTAGGGACTTGTCGGGATTTCCCCATTTTTGGAAAAAATGATTTCTTAAAAATACATAATCATAAGGGAAATTGTGGACAAAAAATCTTACAAGGTGGCTGTCATCAGCATGTAATGTGGTACAGATCCTGTCTATCGTGTCTATCAGATCTGATACATGATTGCCATAGATGCAGCAGTCATTCTCTATCGTGATTGTCCAATCAGTAACAAAACCAATGTTTTTGTTGAGATAGACAAAGGTTTCCGTGTCTACGGTTATAATTTTTTCATATACTCCAAGATAATGACCTGCGTTGGATCTCCGGATAAAATTACCATCAAATAAGCGCATATAATCATACTTTTTGAAGTATACAACCGGATATCCTGCTACTACCATTATTTAGCCCCCTGCTATGGTCTGTACTTCAAAGCCTCAGCCTCACCAGAAAAACCTAGCTCTTTTGCAATCATATCAGCCATGTCTGGATTCGTTCGTGCTCTGAACTTCTCTAAATCTTTTATGATCTCAGAAACAGTAGAATCATCCAGTTTGTGACTGATGATTCTCATTGTCTGTTTGCTATCATAAAATCTTTGCATCCAGTTCCATACCTCAGATTTGAAAAACAGTTTCATTTCCTCTTTTGAGTTGAAATTGATTCCGTATTCAGTGCTGAGGGTCTTTTGACGTTGATCTATGATCTCACGCCAACCCTGCACGGTACTGCTTTTTTCTTTCAATATTTTTTGTATGGCTTTGACCTGTGTTCTAGGCAAGCCTTTATATTTTTCATTTTCTAAGTTTTCCGGGATGGTTGATCTCCCCGGAAAAAATCTTGCAAGTAAATCTTGATAGTCGGCATACGCCCCACCAACTTCTGAATCAAATCCCTTTGCCTTTAACCTACGCATACGTTGATTCAGACGTTTTGCAAGCTGTCTGCGGAGTTGCAGCGCTTCTGCGGTAGTAAGCATGTTCGGATTGACGTTCAAACCTTTTGAAGTGGTCGGGATTTTAGGATTCTTTGACATATTTGAGTACCCCCATTATTTCATCATATAGTTTATGATTAAACCTGTCACACAATATCTTACTCCATTCTTCATAGTATCTATACTCTTTGTCACTAATATATTTTTTTTCACTCAAATATATATAAAGTTTTGCAAAAATGTAATAGTTTTCAACCATTATTTTTGCATCATTGATAGTATCCTTCACTCTAACTATTGCACAAAGAGTATTACTTTTTGTTCGTATTTCGATTCTTGATTCTGCTTTATTATACATAGTTTTTCGTAAAACTCTTGAAATAACTATGATTATGTCTGAATATCTTAATTCTATCATGTCTGTTCTATCAAGATCTGGTTTTGATTTCATAAGAGTTACTACCGGGGATTTTACCCCGGTGTTCGTATATTTAATTTTTGTGTATTTTGATTTCATTTAGTATTCACCTTTTCTATCCATTCTTTATATTTTCTTGAATAATTGTAAGTATCTCCAAAAAACAGCAGTGACAGCTTTATATAGTTTTGGTTCATTTTTCTGTATTATTTCCAATTCTTTCTCAAAATCTCTACTGAATGGACAGCCAGCACAACCGGTACGTTTTAAGCCATAATCTGAGTAACACTTGCTATGCATCACATTGAAATAGGAATCAAAAGCCATACAATCTTCTTTTTTATACCAAAAAAGCGGTCTATATTCATCAGATAACCCTTTGGTGAGCCCATCTGAAAAACAGTTATTCTAAGCCAGTATCAAAAAACACATATTTTATTGTTTTTTTTTTTTTTTTTTTTTTTTTTTTTTTTT